ACCAACGATTGATCTCCAATGCCCACCATCAATTGAGCGTCGGCGTGTCGTCGTTGGTTACGCGGAGATCTTGAAGTGGACTCCAGCTGTCCAAGGATTGATCCGTGAACGACAAATCGTGCATACAGGAGAAATGGCATTAGCAGAACATGTCGTGCGCGCTGTCTCAGTTCGGACACAAGGCTCAATCGCTGTGAGCTCTCAGCGTTCGCCCGGACCGATTGAACTTTGCAGGACAATGATCTTCTCAAGCGCAATCGTTGCTGGCAATAAGCACAGTAGAGGGAAGCCACAGCTCGTCGTCGTCGCGAACTAAGATCGGCGCGGAGTCGTGTGTCGAGCCTTTCGTCGGAGAAGTCCCTGATGCGCGACTCCACCAAAAGCCGACCCATCTATGGAAGAGTAAAGACATGGCAATATTTTCGCGCAAAGTGAACAAAGCAGCGATTTCACCACAGCCTGCAAAAGCAGCAGCTGCTGGTGCGAACAGTTACGCCAACATGAACTCGAGCGTCAATGTGTTCAATCAGTATTATTCGTGGCGCGAAGGTGAAGCGCGTAATCAGCTGATGACTATCCCAGCGGTGTCTCGTTGTCGCGATCTGATGGCTTCCGTTATTTCTTGTATGCCGTTGCGCATGTACAACATGGTCTGGAATGGCGAGCGCATGGAGAAGGTTTACCTTGCTCCGCGTTCATGGTTACGCCAACCAGATCCACAAAATACCTATGCCCATTTCATGTCGTGGGTTTTTGATGACCTCTACATGTATGGCAGGAGCATCGTTCACATTACAAGCAGGACGAGCGATGGCTATCCTGCGTCCTTCCAACGGCTACCAGTCGGATCTATCACCAGCACCGATCAGACCGGTCCCGTCTGGTTCGCACCAAGTAATCAGATCTATTTCAACGGAGTAGAGCTAGATCCACAAGATTTACTGCAAATATTGTCACCGACAACAGGCTTGATCTATACCAGCGTCTCAGCTGTAGAAACCGCGCTAAAAGTAGAAGCAGCGCGCAATAGGAACGCAAGTTCATCAATCCCTGCTGGCATTCTGAAGCAAACTGGCGGAGAACCATTGAGTGCACAAGAACTCGCAGATCTTGCTGCATCTTTCAACGCTGCTCGAGCAACGAACCAGACTGCAGCGCTCAATGAGTTTCTTTCGTATGAAGCAACCACGATGAGCCCAGACAAAATGCTTCTTATTGAATCCGCTAACTATTCTGCGTTAGAAATGGCGCGTCTCGGAAATGTTCCGCCATATCTGGTCGGAGTAAGCACAGGCTCCTACAGCTACCAGTCATCACAGCAAGCACGAGCAGACCTTTACATTTTCGGCGTAAAACTTTATGCAGAAGCAATCGCAGAAGCGTTCTCGCTCAATTCCATACTCCCGAACGGGACTTATGTAGAATACGACGCAGAAGGATACTTAGAAGAGAATTACATGGCTGATCGTGAAGATGAACCAGTAGAAGAAAACACTCAGGAAAGATTGGCGAACCGATGATCAAACTCATTGCAGGAGATTTCACACTTGACGCAGCTGCAGGCGACACACCACGCCGAACCATCTCAGGAACCGCAGTTCCATACAATGTGCCAGCAACCGTCAGCGACGGAACACAGGTCATTTTCAAGCCGGGCTCATTGCCAGTCGAAGGCAAAGCACCCCGTCTGTTCCTCTATCATTCGGCTGAAATGCCAGTAGGCGTAGTGACCGAGCGCGTAGATACTGAACAGGGAATGTTATTTAGCGCCAAGATCAGCGCGACTACGCTCGGTAACGATGCACTCGTTATGGCTCAAGATGGCACAATTGATCAAGTTTCGGTCGGCGTAAATCCAACAAAATTCTCCTACGACGACAACGGAACCATGGTCATCGAAGCCGCCGACTGGATGGAGCTTTCGCTCGTCCCAATCGGCGCATTCGGCGACATGGCAAATATCACAAAAGTCGCTGCGAGTATCCACCAACCAGAAGAAGAAGTAAGCAATAATCAAGAAGTAATCCCAGAACAGGAGCAACCAATGTCAGAAGTAACCGCACCAGCAGTCGAGGCAACAATCCCAACTGCACCTATTTTCGCACAAGCTAAAAAAGAGTTTGTCTTGCCATCGGCAGGCGAGTTCATGGCTGCTTACCACATCGGTGGTGACACATTCAAGAACATGAACGCAGCAGTAGCTGAATACTCAGCATCAAAGCGCACAGCACTACAAGCTGCAGCTGGCGATGTATTGACCACTGACACGCCGGGCTTGCTCCCAGTGCCGGTGCTCTTGCCTCTCGTGCAAAATCTAAACTTCATTCGCCCTGTGGTAGAAGCACTCGGCGCACGCGCTTATCCAGATGGCGGACAATCAAAGACTTTCATTCGTCCAACCATCACCACGCACACTGATGTCGGAGTTCAATCAACTGAATTGTCGGCAGTAACTGCACAGACGATGGTCATTGCGAGCAACTCGGTCAGCAAGACCACCCTCGCCGGGCAGGTCACCCTCTCAATTCAAGATGTGGATTTCACGAGTGGTCCAGCAATGCAACTCATCCTCAATGACCTCATGGGCGAATACATGATCGCGTCGGACAACAAAGCAGCAGACGACTTGCTTACCGCAGCATCATCGTCAGGCGTATGGGACGGAACAGTAGCTGACTTGCTCAAGTCGGTTTACGACTCAGCAGTTGATATCAGCAATGGTCGCAACTTCACACCGACTCACATGTTCGTGTCACCAGATGTTTGGGGTCAGCTCGGACAACTTGCAGACACAACTGGTCGTCCAGTGTTCCCATTCATCGGCGCAGGTCTCACCGGACAGAACGCACTCGGTGGCGGAAACGCAACATCATGGAACGGCAACCCACTCGGCTTGCAATTGGTAGTGGACAGCAACTTCGCTGCAAAGACCATGATCATCACCCGTGTCGGTCAAGGTTCAGGAGACGCATTCGAGTTCTACGAATCAATCCGTGGCTTGATGAGCGTTGAAGTTCCAGCAACCCTAGGTCGCACCATGTCCTTCCATGGATATGTCTCAACCTTCGCTGCAATTGGTGGAATGATCCGCAAGATCACACAGGCTTAGTCGAGAGCGGAGCATCCGCTCATGGCTGTTTACAGCGTTACCCAAAAGTATCTGATTGACAACTACGCCGTACTGCAACTCCTGACCCCCAGCGAGATTGCAGTCGGCGAGTCAATTACGGTCGCGTCAGTAGATGCAACATTCAACGGCAGCAATCTTGTCGTTCGCGCATTGCCACAATATCTGTACATTGGCATTGATACCGAAGGCGACCTGCTGTACGACTACGAAGTGCCTGTGCAAAATCAGGTGCTTTACGCCAAAACTGCAAACAATGTCTCGCGTGTAGCTGCAACCGGCACAGTCACATACACGCAGACCTGCACATGGATCACACAGCAAAATGTGCTCGACTGGTTGGGAATTTCAGTAGCCACAGCTGGCGATCAGGCTTTCGTAACAACTTGTGCAGCTGCAGCCAACATGTTCTGCTATCGCAGAAGACAAGAAGCTGGATACATAGACAGTCTCACCACAGTCCCATCGCAAGATGTCTATTTAGGAACCGTGATGTATGCAGGAATGTTGTACAAGAGCCGTGGCACCGTGGATGTTTTTTCTAGCTATCAAGACATGGGTCAGACTCCTGTTGCTGGAATGAATGGTCAGATCAAACAACTTCTAGGCATTGATCGCCCAGCTTGCGCATGAGCGTTTCTAACTACACCGATCTTTTCAATAGTGCGATGAGCGCGTTGGGAACGAAACTGGCAACCGCTACTGGCTTGCAAGTGGTCACGGATTCGCGCAATTTGCGACCGCCGTGCGTCTTCATCTCGGCTCCGTCTTTCACGATGTGGAACTACAACATTGCCAAAATGACATTTCCTGTCCAGATCATTTCAATGGGTCCGGGCAACTCTGATGCTTTGGGTAACATCTTGAACATGGCTGCAGCTGTAATGACCGCAAATGTCGGAGCCACATCAGGATCGCCGACCAGCGTTGATGTCGGTGGCGTAGTTCTCCCGGCATACGAAATGATGATCGAAGTACAGGCGCAAACCGCATGAGCTATGTAATTGCGTCTGAGAAGCTTGGCAAGATTGGTGAACTGTACGAACCAAAGGCTGGCATCAATGTCGGCGCGCTTTTGGCTGGTGGGTTCATCGTCGAGCAAGAGGTATCAACCACAGAAGAAGAAAAACCTGCTAAAACTAAACCTAAGAAAGCATCCAAGGAGTAACCATGCCAACTAGCACCTATCTCTCAAACCCAGTCGTAACTGTAAACGCAGTAGATCTCAGCGATCAATGCACAGGCGCAACTGTAAACATCAACTATGACCAGCTTGAAGCAACCGCTTTCGGAGACAGCTCACGCAAGTATGTCTCGGGACTTGGCAGTCACTCAGTCACGCTCGACTTCTATGCGAGTTTTGCAGCGACGGAAACTTGGGCAACACTCAAGAGTCTTGTCGGCACTTCAACGACTGTGGTCGTAAAACCAGCAACTGGTGCGGACTCTGCCACCAATCCCGGACTGACCTTTACGGGGACTTTCCTAGCTGCACTACCAATCGTTTCGTCGCTGGGAGCTCTTGGGACCATTTCGGTGGTTTTCAACGGCGGTGTTTACACTTCAGACGAAAGCTAATAACTGACCGCACATCGGTCCGACACGAAAGCGAGAAGAAATGAAGCTGCACCTAAAGGTGACAGAAGAAGGCAAAGACCCATACGAAGTGACGACCAATCTGGTCACACTTGTCGCATGGGAACGAAGGTTCAAGCGTAAAGCGTCAGACATGGCGAACGGTATCGGTGTTGAGGATCTTGCGTTCTTGGCGTGGGAAGCATGCAAGCAAGCGAAAATCGTTGTGCCGGGAGAGTTTGACAAGTTCATTGCAAAGCTCGATGCCGTTGAGGTGGTTGCTGAGGAAATTGAAAACCCTATCCTCGCGGAACTCACCGAAGGCTCCTAGCAGAATTGCTAGTTGCTCTTTCGTGGGCTCCGCGCTT